ATGATCATTGCGTTTGCACTCATATGGTGCATCCATGTTCTTGATCATAATACCTTCAAAGCCAATGTTCACACAATACTCGGCGTACTGTAGCATACGCTCGTGTTCTTCTGGCTTGTCCAAGTCATACTCCATTGCCTGATCAACTAGATGTATATTCTCCAGATCCATGTAGTCATACAAACTCTGTAATAGGTTAAGGCGTTTGTATGCTTGCATATTACAGTGTCCTTCTTGGAATTCACGCAAAGGCATGCAATCAAAAATATAGTAATGTGTATCACTGGCGTCAGCATCATGCTTGCGATTTGCCTGTCGCATAAGTTGTTGAAAACTGTCGCCTACTACTTCGCCATCAAACACTACGTCGTACTTGGCATTGTTGGCCATCAAGCGTAGTTCACTAGCAATGTGCGGAAAGTTTGTGAACTCTTTGCCATTGCGACTGTACATTACAACTGGGCCGTCACGCATACAAATAGCAATTACACGCACACCGTCCAGTTTAGGCTCGACAAGAACTTTGCCGCGCAATTTGTTTGGATGTCCTTTGCTATCCTTAGCAAGTTGTACTTCAAACACAGGAATCTTCCATTCACTGTTGCCCAGTACCTTGTTTAGTGTCTTGACACTGATGCCGCAACGTAGATCTTTAATAAGCACACGACGACATAAGCCATTCCACTGTTCGCTGTCAAACTTTTCACTCATCAGTTGTACGGCATTACGAGCCGTATCACCTGTGATTTGGCGAAAACGCAGTTTCTCACACAGTGCCCAAAACTCAACCCAAGGATTTTCCTTGCCTGTGAGATCTGCTGTTTCTGGTACTTGTTTGATGCCATACACAAAGTATGGATTGTATGCTAGATAACAGTTGTATAGAAACGCTTCAGCACTGCCGCTACCCAAACGGGCGGCGACAAGTGCTTTTTCAATTACACGTTCTTTGTGTAGCCTACTGTTATCGTTTTCAAGATCACGGATCCAATCACTGGCCACCGGTAATCCGTTGTGCTCCTTCTCGGAGGTTTGAAACTGTAGCATCGTAAGCCTCTCTGATGTCGTCTTTCTCTGTTGCATCTTTTACCACCGTTGCTGTTGAATTAACACCTTCTCTAGCAAGGTCAACAACGCCATCTAAGTCGCCCGGTTTAAGATACAGCCAACATGCTGTAAAACCTACTGCTACAAACACTAGAGCTCTGATCATGATTAACTCCTTACTAGATCAAAGATTTGTGACTTTAGACTTTCAATCTCATCACGTTCAAGAAAGAAGTCTGTCCTTGGATCCCAATATTCGTTGGCCTTGGGATCAAAATACACTACCCGGCCATTAGGAAATTCAAATGGACCTTTCAGTCCTTTACGCCGCTTGTACACTTTTTGCACGGAGTGACTCCAAAGTAAGTTTATGAAGATATTCCTGTGTTTCTTTGTCAAAACGCTCCATCAGTTCGTTGCGTTTTTTCTGATCTGCTTCCCAAACTAGATCTAACACTACATTTTTTAAAAAGCCGTGAATACGAATCCAATGAATGGCACTTTCATTTGGCTCATTAACTTCGTGGTAGGCTTTCATTGTGTCAATTGCTTTGTCCATTGCTTGCAATACATCAATGCTGGATACTTTGTCTGACATAGGGCTCTCCTTACAATGTCTATACTACTATTATACATTGTTTAGCCAAGTTGTCAACCGTTTTATGTAATTAGGTTATCGTTTGCTTCTTCTTGAGTGTATTGGGAAGTTAAAAGTATGCCCGGAGTTTCAACTCTTTGTTGGCTTAAAGGAGCATCTTGTCCAATGTTAGCACTAGCTAATCTGTCAATATTACGTCCTTCTCGCATCGCGGCAATAACAGCTTGACCACCAGTGCTACTAAAGTCTACAATACGTTCCATGAATTCAGCTGATCCACCATCGCTGGTATCCTTTCCTATATCTGGGAGACGTTCAGCAAATTGTACAGCACTTTGGTCTGTTCCTCGGACTGTTGTTGCATCTAAATCAATGCGATCACGAAGAACTTTTTCGCGGGCCAATTGTTGTTGCCAAACATTTGTATTTGCCTGCACAGTTCTAAAGCGTGGATCAGCATTCCATAAATCACGCATGATTTGTTTTGCGGCTGGAATGATCCCATTTAACCAAGCACCAGCTATAGCTTCAGCTTCACTATCACCAATATAGGAGCCTGCACCATACACTCCTGCAGGAATTTCTATTTCCCAGAAAGCTGGCGGTGGGGGATCACCGGGTGGTATGGTATATTCACCTGCTGTAAAATACCGAATGACAGCAAATAAACCTGTGCTAGAACTTAATGGACCATTGTCTGCTGTCAAAACATCTAGATAACCTTCGTTTTGCAATTCTTGCAACAGCGTAGCATTTTGTGACAACGGGCCAGCAGAGTTCCGTCCTGCAACATAACCAACTACATCTTGTAGAACAATTTGGGAATTGGTTCCTGTGCCGAGAGTGACGCTAAATTCATCGCTGCTTTGTATTCCATAATAATTTTTCCAATAATCAATTATTTTTGGATCAACATAGGATGTCTGATTTTTCATTAAAGGTAAATCTTTAAGTGTTTCCAATGAAGATATTGCAGATGCTAAACTTGCTGTATTGGTATTGCTTATTCCTTTGACCTGTGAAAAACTTCTTGACAGTGCTCCGTTTGCCACTGCTAAATCAGATGGTATAATATTTTCTAATTTTCTGCCAAGATTTGTTAATTCACCATTTACTGTTCCTTGATCATCTACATATATGGCTCTGAAGCCAACGCTTGCAGTTCTGGTTGGAACAGTTAAGCTTCTAAATGTATCAGGCAATAATTTTTTTGGATCTAGTAAGTCAACTCCGGTTACAACCGCTGTTTGCGTGTTTCCAAGAATTGCTTTCACTTCGTTAACTTCAGCAGGAGTCAACTCTTCTAGTTTATTGTATAACTGTTGTTGAAAATAGTCAGGTAAAGTGCCACCGTTGCGAGCAATCTGATTTACATCAAGGCCTAGTTCAGATAATGTGATTTTACTATTATCACTGGTTTCGATTCTACGCACTACCGCAGCGGTGACATTGGCTCCAAGAGTTCTAGCAGTTTGTTCGTCAACTTCGATCGTTGCAATTTTATCATAAAGTGGTCCTAGTGTTCCACCTAAATCAATGTTAGCTAATAGTTGCCCAGGAGATCCAAGATTGCTTAAATTATCCCAGCTAATAGTATTACCTAATTTAGCAATTTCCTCACCAAAATTTTCAAAGCTAGCATTTACACCTTCCCATGCACCAGTTATTACATTTTCTAAACCAGTAAAGGTCTCATTGAGGTAATCTTCGGCATTTTCTGCGGCTGCAATTATTCCGTCGGCTAAAGCAACATAACCTTCGGCCGCACTTAATATTTGACTAAGTTTACTAGGATCACCTGTTAAAACACTTGCTGCTAGATCACCTGCATAAGTCCCGCCAATTGACTGAGCGGCCCATGCTATGCCGTACTGCAAGGCTTGATTAGTGGTTGCTGTTATTGCGTCGCCTAACGCCCAGGCCGCGTCTGTTCCTATTAGGTCAAATGTTGCAAAAACTGCTTCATCACCAATATCTGTTGCCATGGTGTTCCAGGCGCTTTTTAGTTCTGTTGGAAAATTAGCAATATCATTCAGTACTGACTTTAGAGAATTTAATGCACTACCATACCAAGTTTGGCTCGCAATGGCTCCAGTGCTACCCACCACAGTGCTTGCAGTAGGTGCTACTGTGGTTGTAAATCCATAACCGCCAGCAACAGCAGGAGCCGTATATGTAGATGCCACTGCTGTCCCAGTTGCAGCTCCGCCAGCAGCAATAGGTGCGCTACCAGTAAGTCCAGCCAGACCACCATTGGTAACAAAAGTACCTGCGGCGGTCATTACAAGACTGGTTAAAGCACCTGCGCAAGCCATTTATGTGCCTATTATTACATTAAAGCTACCAAACGCTCTAGCATGTTTGCAGGTATCAGGTGATCCTACATAGATAATTGGTTTACCTTCGGCCGTCACACTTAGACTTCCAATGGTGGTTACGGCTATACAATGTATTGCACATTCAGGTTCAGGTGCCCCACAACACGGATGGGGACTAACTAAATTACCGGGCGTAGCGGCTGGTCGTCCATTGATCAAAACACTGAGTGCGCCTGGGCCAAGAACTACTCCGCCTCCTGAATTTGGATCGCCAATTCTTACTGGTGATGGCATAAAATTTTATCCTGTTAACATCTGCTTCGCTGTTGAAAGATCCAAACCAGTTGTAGCTTCGGTGTATGCTTTCACAACGTCATCGCGAGCTGGTGTGCTCATTGCGATACTAGCAGTATTTATGTCCACTTTTTGGAGGTCTGCACTGAAAAGGCTCGGCACCATTTGTATACCATTTTGTGCCATCGCCATGCTGAGAGGGTGGCTAACTTGTAGCGTACCAAATTCTGCTTTTAGTACTTTTGCCACAAGCTCTTCGCCACTGTTAAGTTTAAGTGTGTAAATTTTACCTGTTTGTAGGTTCATAGTTGACCTTCTGTTGATCCTGAGTGTGTTTGTTCGTGATATTCTTTGAATTCAGTGATGCCGCCAATTACTTCGTCATCTGACTTTACCTGTGGAAATGTTCTTGCAGTAGGAAATTGCTCAAACAATTCATCCCGGGTAAAGTCCACATCTAGGGTGTAATAGTGGTATGGGGTGTTGGACATTTCCAACATGGTTTTTACTTCCTCGCATTGCGGACAGTTTGGCTTTCCGTATACTTCTATCATAGACTTAATCCTGAGAATGTGTTCTCGTTGACATCTTGCTTAGTGCCGCCAACAACGTAGCTACTTATCTCAGTTTCTTGCGGTGCAACTTGAACATCGCCGCCTGCAATCCATTTTTGTGTCCATGGCAATGGGTTTGATCCACCTTTGAATGCGCTAGCATATCCTACACTGGTCATACGCTTGTTTGCAATCCATTCAACGTACTCTTTGAGTAGTTCACTGTTTAATCCAATCATGCTACCATCACGGAACAGGTAATCAGCCCATGCTTTTTCTTGCTCTACTGCATCAGTAAACATCTTGGTAACTTCTGCTTCGGTTTCTGCGCGGATCTTAACATAGTCTTTGTCGTCCGTGGGTAGCAGTTTCATAAGTTGCTGTGTGCTTGCTAGGTGTACGTTTTCGTCGCGAGCAATGAACTTGATGATCTTGGCATTGCCTTCCATCTTCTTGAGCTCAGCAAATGCCCAACTACAAGCAAAACTAACGTAGAAACGGACACCTTCTAGCACGTTTACACTGGCAAGGCACAACCACAGTTTCTTCTTGAGCTCATACTCACTGACTGTGATCTTTTTACCGTTTACTGTGTGTTCGCCAACGCCCAGCATGTTATACCAGCCGGTGTATTGTATAAGATCATCATAGTATTTGGTGATGTCATCAGCACACTCTGTGATTTCTTTGATCTCATACATTTCATCAAAAATTTTGCTAGGATCGTTGTACACATTACGAATAATGTGTGTATAACTGCGACTGTGAATAGTCTCAGAGAAAGCCCAAGTTTCAATCCATGTTTCTAGTTCTGGTAGGCTTACAAGAGGCAAGAATGCCATGTTAGGGCTACGTCCTTGTACACTGTCAAGAAGAATCTGTCGCTTTAGGTTTGACGTAAAGATATGCTGTTCCCAAGGAGTAAGGTCCTTGAAATCTTTGGCATCGCGAAGCACATCTACTTCCTCAGGACGCCAGAAGAACCCCAACTGCTTGTCTGTAAGTTTATCAAACTGACGATACTTTAGTGTATCATAGCGTTGCATACCCACACCGCCCTTTGGATCTAAAAATGCTAGGCTTTTGGTATGGTCACGATTCTTCTTTAGGTTTAGTACGCTCATAGTTTATCCTTGTTATATTGCACAACTATCACAGACTTCTTCGTCTGTCATATGGTTTACACTTTCCATCAGTGGCTGGCTAGCATTCATTTTATCAACGTCAATTTCGCCTGAGCCATCGTAAGTGTTGAAGTAGTAAAGTTGTTTACCCCCGAACTTATAAAACATAATCAAGTGTTTCAGCATGTCACTCATGGGTATCTTCTCATCCTCAAAGTGCTGTGGATTGTAACTGGTATTTACTGAGATGCCCTGATCAATATACTTCTGGAGAATGGCCATAATTTTTAGATAGCCCTCTGGGCTACGCTGATCCCACAGCAGTTCATACTTGTTCTTAAGGTGTCTGTATTCTGGTACAACCTGCTTGAGTACGCCGTCCTTGCTTTGCTTGACGCTTACATAACTGCGTGGTGGCTCAATGCCATTTGTACTGTTTGAAATTTGCGCACTTGTTTCGGCAGGCATCAACGCCATCAGTGTGCTGTTGCGAATACCAGTTGCTTGCAGTTGCTCACGTAAACTCTGCCAGTCTACCTTGTCCTCATGTGCCACTAGTTCGTCAACATCTTTCTTGTAGGTATCTACAGGTAGTAAACCATCGCTGTACTTGGTTTCGTTGCTCTTGGGACACGCACCAATCTCTGTCGCGAGATCCGCTGAGGCTTTGATCAAGTAGTAACTCCAGTGCTGTGCCCAAGTGTCCACAAGTTCAAGGGCACCTGGATCGCTGTAACTTGTATCGTTTTTAGCAAGCCAGTATGCTAGATTAATAATGCCAACGCCCAGTGGACGTCTGTTGCCTGTGGCAAGTTCTGCCGCTAGTATTGGATAGTTTTGATAACTCAGCAGTGCATCAAGTCCACGTACTGCGAGTGTACAAGCACGTTCCATTTCCTGTGGCTCACGGAATGCACCCCAGTTAATTGCACTTAGTGTACACAGTGCAATTTCTCCCTCAGGATCATCCACACTGTTTAGTGGTTTGGTTGGCAAATCAATCTCACAGCACAGGTTGCTTTGCTTTACAGGTGCAACTTCGGGCTTGAATGCACCGTGGCTGTTTGCATTGTCCACGTTCATCAAGTAGATACGCCCTGTGTCCTTGCGCTCTTGCATGAACGCAGTGAACAAGTCAACTGCCTTCATCCGCTTTTTACGCAGATGTGTGTTGCGTTCTGCTGTTTCATAAAGTTCTTTGAAGCGATCCTGATCAGCAAAGAAAGCGTCATACATTTCTGGCACATCATGCGGGCTAAACAGTGTGATATCTCCGCCACTTAGCAAACGCTCATACATGAGCTTGTTGAATTGCACACCATAGTCCATGTGGCGCACACGGTTGTCTTCTGTGCCTTTGTTGTTCTTCAACACAAGTAGATCTTCAACTTCCAAATGCCAAATTGGGTAGTACAGTGTAGCCGCACCATTACGAACACCGCCTTGGCTACAACTACGAGTGGCCGCCTGGAACAGTTTGTAAAAAGGAATAACGCCTGTATGATATGCATCGCCTTTGCGGATTGGACTTCCAAGGGCACGAATACGCCCTGCGCCTACTCCAATACCCGCCTTTTGTGAAACGTACTTTACCACACTGCTAGCGGTAGCATTAATACTATCAAGACTGTCATCAGTTTCAATAAGAACGCAACTTGAGAATTGACGCTGAGGAGTGCGTACACCAGCCATAACAGGAGTAGGCAGACTAACTTGATGTG